GGTCAGGAACGCTCGAAATTTCCCTACATGTGAAGTGCTGAAAAACTGGCACTTCCTCTTTTAGGAAAAAAGCAGATGAAAAAAACGAAGCAAACACAGACTGGAAGCGGAAAAGAGAACAAGGAAGTCAGGCCTCCCGCGGACTTCCTTGTTGACGGGTTGAATCGGGAACACCTGGCCTCAGCGTTCGGCGTGTCGGTCCGGACCATCGCCGCCTGGCTGGTGAAGGGACTTCCCAGAAAGGACTCCGGGTTCTTCCTGCCTGATTGTATCAGCTGGTTCGCCTCTCAACAGCCAGGGAAATGTGAGAAGACGGGTAAACCCCAAGAGCAGGACTCCCCCGAGAAGTCCCAATGGCTAGAGGCCTACCGAAAAGAACGGGCCCGGATGGCCCGGCTCGATCGCCGCGCCCGCCAGGGAAGCCTCCTCCCCAGGACCGAGGTCGAGAAGGCCTTCGCCGATCGGGCGTTCGAGTTCGCCCGCGGAATCCTCCACCTGTCCCGCCGGGTAGCCCACAAGGTGGCCGAGAAGGGAACCAAACCCCTCCGCGAGGTGGAGAAGATCCTGGATTCCGAGGCGCGCCGGCTTCTGGACGAGTATTCGCGCCCCATCGAGGTGAAGGAAGGGCCTGAGAAATGACCTGGATCACCTCGGGATTCTCCTGGGTGGAGGCCAAAATCAGGCCTCCCGCCCCGGTCACCTTGTCCGAGTGGGAGCGCCTGGCGCTCCGGCCACCCCCCAAATTGAGCACGAGCGACTGGGCCGACGCCCGCCGGATCCTGCAGGCCGGGACCAGCCGGCAGCCGGGCCCCTGGAAAACGGCGACCGCCCCCTACCTGCGGGAGATCATGGAGGCCTACGACCGGCCGGAAGTCCGCCACATCGTGGTCTGTGCCGGTACGCAACTCGGGAAGACCGAGGTGATCTACAATGTCCTGGGGAAAATCATCGACCTCGAACCGTATTCCACGCTGTTGGTCTATCCCCGAGAAGACGACGCCAAGACGATCAGCCGGACCAGGCTGCAGCCGATGATTCAGGCCTGCCCGACCCTCCGGTCGAGAATTCCCGCGAAGGCCGATCTGTTTCAGACCCTCGAACAGCACTTCCCAGGGATGGTGCTGTACCTGATCGGAGCGAACAGCGCCGCCGCCCTGGCCAACAAGCCCTGTCGGAACATCCTCCGGGACGAGATCGACAAATACCCCGACCTGGTCGGCGAGGACGGCGACCCTCTGTCCCTGTCCGAGGCCCGCGCCAAGACGTTTTGGGACATGCGCAAGGTTTTCGACGTGAGCAGCCCCACCCTCGACCAGCGTGGGATCTGGAAACAGCTGCAGACCTGCGACGAGATTCGGGATTATGAGGTAGCTTGCCCCTTCTGCGGGGCGGCCCAGGTGCTGAAATTCCCCTGCTTGAAGTGGGATTCCCCCACCACCAGCGCCGAACCGGGGTTTATCGCCCCCCTTTCCACTAGGATTTCCCACGCCCGGGCCACCGCCAGGTATGAGTGTCGGCACTGCGGCGCCGCGATCGGGGATGGCCACAAGCCCGCCATGCTCGCGGCTGGTCGCTGGGTGGCGGAAAAGCCCGCTCAACACGAGGTTACCCGGGTAGGATTCCGGATTTCCAGCCTGTACAGCCCGTGGCTTTCCTGGGGGGACATCGCCGAGGCCTTCTTGCGGGCCGATGCCGCGGTGAAGGAAGGGAAGACCGGGGCCATGCGCGATTTCGTGAACGGCTGGCTGGCCGAGCCGTGGATCGAGCGGGTAAACGAGGTCAAGGAATCCCAGGTCCTCGAGCGCCGCTGTCAACTCCCGCCGCTGACCGTGCCGGCCGGGGCGGTTGCCCTGACCGCCGGCATCGACACCCAGAAATTCGGCTTCTGGGTCACGGTCTGGGCCTGGGGAGCGAACCGGGAAAAGCTGCTGGAAAGCTGGATGATCTTCCACAAGTTCATCGACTCCTGGGAAATGCTCTCATCGCTCATCTTCGAGACCGCCTTCCCGATCGCCGGGAGTGATCGCTCCATGAGGATCTGGCGGGCGGGGATCGACACCGGCGGAACCATGGTCGAGGAGGGCTGGAGCCGCACCGAAGAGGTATACCAGTGGCTTCGCGGCAACGGCCGGGGCGTGGTTTTCGGGACGAAAGGCCGTTCCCGGGCCTCCGTCGACAATCGCGTGGTGAGCCACTCCGTCATCGACAAGATGCCGGGGGGCCAGGCGATCCCAGGCGGCCTGGTCCTGTGGATGCTCGATACGATCCAACTGAAGGAGCTGTTCTTCTGGCGCTTGAGCAGCAAGGACGCGGACCCTCAACCCATCCACCTCCATGCCGAGACCGGGGAGGACTTCGCCCGCCAGATCCTGGCGGAGGAAAAGCGCCGCGACAAGAACGGCAACACCTATTGGGAGCGCATCCGGAAGGACAACCATTATCTGGACGCATCCACCATCGCCCACGCTTGCGCGCACGACAACTGGTTGGGGGGGATTCCGTTGCTGGCACGCATGGGCGGATGGGAAACCCCGGAGCCGAAGCCGGCCGGGGAGTCGGACGGACAGCCCGAGATCAACAAATTCACCGGCCGACCGGTCGGGAGCTTCTGGGGAGGTGGCAGACGATGATCGCGATCCTGCGGCAGGTGGTGTTGATCGAGCACAAGCAGACGGGCCGGCCGGTCCAGGAGATCCTGCAGGAGCTGCTGGCGTTCCTGCGGGGGGCGAAGGTGCCGTTTCCCGGGGAGCGGGTCAAGTGCCGGGTGTGCGGCTCTCAGCGCACCTATGTCAACCGGACCGCCCGGGATGATCTGATCATCACCAGGTTTCATTGCTGCAACTTCTGCGGATGGCACTTCCAGAGCGTGGAACAGACCGAAATCGAGGAAAAAAAATCTGGAAAAACTCCAGATCGCGCGACAAGGAAGCCTCGACGCAGGTAATCTTGAAGTAGCGGGGTGTTGGGGACGCTCGACATCCAATGACAAGGCCGCCTGGGGCCAGGAATCCCTGGGCGGCTCTTTGCTTTAGACCGCCCAAACCGGAGGCGGCGATGTCGAATGCGGAGATTCTGGCCCAGCTCGAGGCCGATCTGGCCTTGTATGTGGCCGCCCGCGCCAAGAGCCTGAATGGGGAAGACGTCTCGATCGGCCCCAATCACGTCCGCCGGACCCCCATTGCGGTCATCGAACAGCGGATTCGGGAGCTGCGTTTCGACATTCAGCGCCTGAAAGACGGGGTTTCGCACAGCACGACCGTGTTTTCCCACCGCTGATCATGCTGCAAGACGCGATCACTTCGATGGTGGTGGGGATTCTTGGCGTATTTTCCCCGCGCCGGGCTTACGAATACCGCATGGGCCGCGAACTGCTGAAGCGCGGATACGACGCCTCGCGGGTGACCGGTCCCAACCAGCGTTGGCTCCCCTCGAACACCACCGCCGACTCCGAACTGAGGAGCATCCCCCGCGTTCGCGCGCGTTGCCGCGACCTGGTCCGCAATAACCCATGGGTTGCCGGGGCTCTGCAGACCGCCTCGACCGCGATCATCGGCGACGGCCGGATTCCCCAGCCCATGGTGCTCGGCGCAGACGGGAAACCGGACAAAGACATCAATGACGCCCTTCTGGACGCCTGGTGGGCGTGGGAAGAGGACATGCTGGCCAACGGCGGGAGCTTCACCGACGCCGCCGAACTGGCGGTCAAGCACCAGTATCAGGATGGCGAGCTCCTTTTCCGCCGGGTGATCGACCAGACCCCGAGCGGGATCCCTCTCCGGTATGAGGCGATCGAGTGTGACCAGATCGACACCAGCCTCGCGACCGACCCCTGGTATTCCGGGGTGAAGGTCAACCGGTTCCGACGGCCGGTTGCCTATGCGATCTGTGATCGGCATCCTGGCGATTCGACCGGGTCCGGGGAAATGCGGGAGATCCCCTCCGGTGAAATCCTGCACGTCTTCCGCCGCGATCGCGTGAGTCAGACCAGGGGTTGCCCCTGGCTGGCGCCGGCGGTCTGGCGGCTGTATGACCTCGACGAGTATCTCGAGTTCGAGCAGCTTGCGGCCAAGGCCTCCGCGACTTTCTGCGGGGTCCTCGAGTCCGACTTCCAAACCCTCCTCGGTAACAACGCCGGGGCCAACTCGAAAGACGGGTCTCCGCAGGAGACCATGGAGCCAGGGCGGTTCCTCCGGCTGAAGCCGGGGGAGAAGTTCAAGCTGATCGAGCACAACCGGCCCAACAGCTCCCTGCCGGCCTTCGTGGAGAATCTTCTTCGGTCGGCCGCCGCCGCAGTGTCAATGGGTTACGAGGCCTTCGCCAACGACTACACCAAGGCGAACTACTCGAACATGCGAGGCAGCAAGGTCCAGGAGCGGGCGGTTTACAAAGTCATCCACTTCCGCAACTCCCGGCAGATGTACGTCCCGATGTGGCGGGATTTCGTCAAGTGGGCCACGATCGCCGGGAAAGTGAAGCGCCTGTCTTACTCGGCATTCCAGGCGGACCCGCAGAAATACACGGCGGTCCTGTTCCCTCCCCCGGTTTTCCCGTGGGTGGACCCGCTCAAGGACATCGAAGCCGAAGTCCTGGCCATCGACAGCCGGCTGCAGAGCTGGGCCGACTACCTGAAGGGCCAGGGAAAAGACCCGATCGACGTCTTCAACACCATCGCCGACAACCTGGCGACCATGAAGGCCCTCGGCATCGAGCCGAAAAAGGCGGAGCCCCCGACCGCGAAGCCCGCCAAGGCAATGGCCAAAACCCAACCGGAAGGGGACACGCAAGATGAGGAAGACTGACGCCTTCGGAGTGGCTCTTTCCCGAAGATCCGGGCGCCCGGAGGGAAATCTTTCCTACCGCGCGACCGTGGCACTGCTGCCCAAGACCATCAGGGAGGATGATCGGTCCGTCGAGTTCATCGCGGCCACCGAGCGGCCGGTCCGGGTCGCCGATTACGACCGGATGGAAATGATCGACGAGGTGCTGCTCATGTCCGGCATGGCCCTTCCCGCCAATGGCCAGACGCCTTTCCTCGACAATCATGAGCGGTTCAGTGTCTGCGATGTCCTCGGATCCATGCGGCAGTTCCGCCCCGAGAACGCCCAGCTGCTCGGGCGGGCGTTCTTCTCCAGGAAACAGAAAGCCGTCGAGGCCTTCCAGGATGTTCGGGACGGGCACCTCACCGACGTTTCCGTCGGCTACAAGGTGACCGAGTCCGTCTGGATTCCGGAAGGACAGCGGCAGGTCGTCAACGGGGTCAACTACGCCGGCCCCCTCAAAGTTGCGACCAGGTGGGAACTTCGCGAAGTCTCCCTGACCCCCATCGGAGCAGATCCCGACGCCAAGGCGCGGGGTGAACCCAAGAATAACAAGGAGGAAAAACCCATGAATCCTTTCAATGAGTGGCTGGTCCGTGGCGGGTTCAACCCCGAAACGCTGACGGAACAGCAGAAGGTCACGCTGCGCAAGCAGTATGACGAGGAAACCGCGCGCGCCGCCGCGCCGGCCCCGGCCAAGAAACCCGAACCGGCAACCCCGGCAGCTCCCGCCGCTGCCCCGGCCGATCCCGAAGCCAACCGCAAGGCCGTCGAAGGGGAGCGCAACCGCTGCTCCGAGATCCGGGCCCTCTGTGCGGAGGCCAAAATCTCCGGAGAGATCGAGGCGAACCTGATCAAATCGGGCGCGACCATCGACGAAGCCCGGACCCAGATCCTGGACCACGTTCTCAAGACCCGCAAAACCGACCCGGTCGGCGGCGTCGTCGAGATGGGCCAGGATGACGGGGAAAAGTTCCGCGCCGCCGCCGTCGACGGCATTCTGGTCCGGGCCCGCATCCCCGTGACCAACCCGGCCCCCGGATTCGGCGACTTCTCGAACATGGGTTTTGCCGACCTGGCCCGCGAGTGCCTCGAGAAAAACGGCATCCGGGCGCGCAACATGACCCGGCAGCAGTTGTTCGAGGCCGCCCTCCGCCCGCACCTGGTCATCGGCCGCCGCGGCGGTCCCGGCCACTCCACCAGCGACTTCGCCCACGTCCTGGGCGCGGCCAACACCAAGAGCCTGATGCTCGGATGGGACCTCGCCGAGGTGACCTACCCCATCTGGTGCCGGATCGGCAGCCTGGCCAATTTCCAGGCCCACAAGCGGGTCAAGCTCAGCGACGCCCCCGACCTCCAGACCATCCTCGACGGGCAGGACGTTCCCCAGGCCGCATTCAGCGACATGGGCGAGACCATCCAGCTCGGCACCAAGGGCCTCATGGTCGGCATCGGTCGCCAGGCGCTCATCAACGACGACCTCGACGCTTTCCGGCGGATCCCCATGGCGCTCACCGCTCGGGCCCGGCACAACGTCAATGCGGCCGTCTACGCGCTCCTGATCGCCAACGCGGCGATGGGGAACGACAGCATTGCCCTGTTCCATGCCACCAGCCACGGCGCCAACCTGGCCAGCGCCGGGGACATCGGCGATCCCAGCAACTCGACCCTCGCCAAGATGGAGAAGGTCATGTTCGACCAGACCGGCCCGAAATCGACCAAGCTCAACATCAAGCCGAAGTTCGTTCTGAGCGGGTCGTATCACAAGAACACCCTCAACATTCTCATCGGCTCCCAGGGCCTGGCCATGCCCCAGTATTCCGGGTCCGTGAAGAACCCTTGGCAGGGACTGGTGCCGGTCTTCGACGGGAACATCACCGGCAAGAAGTGGTTCGGCGCGGCCGACCAGACCCTCCACGACACCGTTGAGGTCGGCTTCCTGGACGGTCGGGACGGCCCCACCATCGAGCAGTTCGACGCCAACCCGTTCTATCTGGGCGTCTACAACCGCGTCTATCTCGACTACGGCGTCGCGGATCTCGACTACCGCGCCCTGTATCAGAACCCCGGCGAGTAACCGCCGCGGACCCGCAGAAAGGAGCATGACATGATCCGCAAACTTCTGGCAGCCGTGCTGGCTGTGGCCTTCGTGGCCATCGTTGCTGCCCACCTCCAGGCGCAGAGTTCTCTCCCCGAGGGCGACCTTTCCCAGCAGGACGGCTTCAAGGCCATGTCGGCCAAGACCGTCAGCATCTCGAGCGACACCGCCGTCCTGATCGGCACCCTGCCGGTCGGCACCCACAACGTGATCGTCTTCTCGGAGCGGGCGCTCAACTATGGCGGGAGCACGGTCACGACTTCTACCGCCGAGCCGTTCGTGGCGACGACCACGGTCCTCACCCTGACCGGCTTCAAGACCAGAGCCCCGACCGTTTACCTGCGCTGCCGCGGCACCGACGGGACCGCGACGGCGACGCTCTATCCCTTCTGACGACCGGGCCTGCCGGGGGGAAACCTTCGGCAGGCCGCATCAACCCAACCAGGGAGGAACACCGTGAACAACAAAACCGGAACCGGATCCATCATTCTCTACACCAACAGCACCGGCTCGACCATCACCGCCGGGACCCTCGTCGAGATCGCCGCCGGGTATGGCGGCATCGCCGTGTCCGACATCCTCAACGGAGAGACGGGCGTTCTCGATGTGGATTCCCAGTTCAGCATTCCGCTGCACACCTCTTCGGCGGGCATCAGCCAGGGGGCGGCCCCCATGTATGCCGCCGGCAAGATCGTCGACAGCGCCGGCACGGTTACCGCCGCCGTCACCCTGAACAACGCGCGGGTGGCTGCGACCGTCGTCTCGGGTGCGTCGACCGTCTCCGTCATCCTCAAACCCACCTGATCCATGTCCGACCGGTTGGGGCTGCTGGACTGGTTCGATCCGGTCTTCGGCTCCACCGGTCTGACCGGGCTCGGGGTGATCAAGCCGCCGTACCGCACGGCGGATGAAGTTGGAGAAGCCCTCGACAGGGCCATCGAGAATGGACGCCGGCGGGGCCGGAAAATGAGAAAGGAACTGGACCGTGGGACTCCTGGAAGACTTTTCCGCTGACATCGCCACAGCCTTCGACACCGATACCTTCGGTGTCGCGGCCCGGTGTTCCCCGGCCGCCGGTGGGGCAATGCTGGAGGGAACAGTCATCCTCGAAGAAGGCAACGCCATGGATCTCGGGGCGATGGGTTCCAACCCGGCCGCCGTCGCCACGATCCGCGCTCTGGACTCCCAGTTTCCCGACCCTCAGATCGACGATGTCTTCACCATCACCGCGTCCGGGGATGTCTGGCGCGTGGCCCGGGTCATGTCCCGCGGGTCCGGGGTCAACGTCCTGGAGTGCGTCCGCGAAGGCCGCATGGGGATGAACCGATGATCAGCATGAAGATGCAGGGAATGGGCCGCCTGATCAAAAAGTTCGATCGGGTGGGAGAGGCATTCCTGCGCGCCCGCGAGTATGCCCTGGCCAGCGTGGCGAAGATGGTCCGCAACACCGCGAAGGACCAGGCGCGGGGCCGGGGGTCGAGCGGCTACTCGGGGAATCCCCTGGGGTGGGCTGGTCTCAGCCCGGTCACGCCGGCCCTGTCGAAAAACAAGGGTGTGATCCGCTCCGGGTTCCTGTTCGCCCGGAAAACCGTCACCGACTACGGCGCCAAGCAGACCTACGACACCTTCATCCGGGATTCTGACACGAAGGCCTCCCGGCTGTCCCGCCAGCTCACCAAGCAGATGCGCCGGGAAATCCGGCGGGTTGGCGGATACAAGCTGCGCAAGAAGAAGATGTTCCCCCTGAACGGCCAGCCCTCCAAGAGTTCCCCCTTGGCCAAACTCGTCGGCTTCGTCCGCTCCCGGATCGACATGGCCGCCGGCCGCGTGACGATCGGCTTCTATCAGAACCAGGGAGACGGCGCGCCGGATCCGGCCATCGAGGCCAAGGTCCAGGCCCAGGCCGAAGGTCGGTTCCTGTTGGGACAGACCACGCCGATCTCCGCGAAGATGCGCCGGTTCCTGTTCGCCATCGGCCTCGGGATCTCCGCCCGCGAGTTCCGGATGCCGAAGCGCCGATGGTTCGGCCCCGTGTTCGAGATGGTCAAAGCCGCCATCCCCATTCGCTTCCGTGAGAAGTTCGAAAGCCGCTTCGGTTCGACGTTCATGGGCATTCCCGTGATGGAGGCCGCATGAGCAACACCAACCTGAAGAACCTCCTGGATCTGGTCGAGACCACCCTCGACGGGAACGTCGACATCAACGCCTGGTGTATGACCAACTTCAACAAGATCCCGACGGTCTTCATCGGCCTCAACCCGGGGAATCCCCCGCCCTTTGACGGCAACGTTCCGATGATCGTCGTCGGGACCGGTACGCGCCACCGGGAACCCAACCAGGCCCACCGCGCCCACCAGATCCGGATCGGATGCGCCATCCAGTCGGATACCCAGATCCGGTCGGCTTCCCAGCAGGTGGTGCGGTTCAAGGGCCTGCAGCTGATAGACGACTTCACGAACCTCGTTGAGAAGAAGATCACCACGGCCCTCAACGCCAACGGCTTTCCCTCGATCCAGGAACCGGAGGTCGAGGACGAGATCGCCGGCAACAACTTCAAGACCATCGTGACCTTCACGGTCCGGTGCGCATCCAGACTGAAGGAGACAAGCACGCCATGATGCTCAACAATAACCAGCTCCTGCTGGCAAAGGTGGAGGCCTCTTACGGGGTCGATCCCACCCCCACCGGGCCCGCCAACGCGATCCTCGCCGCCCCCGTCGACACCCGTCTGGATGTGGCGAAGATCAACCTTTCCGCCGTCCGCCGCTCGATCAGCGCCCAGAAAATCACCCTGGGCCGGAAGATGGTCGAGTTCACCGTCACCGTCGATCTGAAAGGCTCCGGCGCCGCCGGAACCCCGCCAGAGTTTGGGGCGCTCATGCGGGCCTGCTCCATGGCCGAGACGATCAACGCCGGGGTCAGCGTCGTCTACAAGCCGGAAAACGACGCGGCCAGCATGAAGTCGATCACCATCTACTTCTACTACGATGGCCGGCTGCGGAAGGCCCTGGGCTGCATGGGCAACTTCACCCTGAGCGCGCCTCCGGGCGGGGTTCCCCAGCTCGTGTTCAACCTCCGCGGCAAGCTCTCCTCCGACGCTGACGCGGCTCTCCCGAACGACCAGGTCTACCAGTCGACCGAGCCGGTGATCATCGAATCCGGCGGTGTCTCCTTCGGGGCCTTCAACGATGCGGTGATCCGGAATATCAGCTACGTCACCGGGAACAGCCTCATCGACCGCATGGACGTCAACAGCGCGGAAGGCGTCAAGGGCGTCTTCGTGTCCGGCCGGGACCCCCGCCTCTCCACCTCGATCGAGGCGGAGCTCGAGGCGACCAAGGCTTTCTTCGCCAACTACGAGAGCCGGGTCGAGGAAGCGGTCGACGTGACGATCGGCACCGTGGCCGGGAACATCGTGACCCTCGCCATCCCGAAGTTCTGCGTAGATGAGGGCCTCGACCCCCAGAACGAGAACGGCATCATCCTGTTCGGCCTCTCCGGCCAGGCGCTCGAAAGCAGCGCCGGGGCGGAGGACAACATCACGATCACCTTCAGCTGATCGACACCGCGAGGAGGAAATATCATGCGCGCATCGAAACCCCTGATCTTCTCCCTGGCCATCGTGGCCTGTCTGCTGGCGCTCCTGCCGGTTTTCGGCGCCCTGACCTCGTCGGTCCAGGTGTCCATCGGCCACGACCACACCGCGTCGGTGGGCCTGTCCACCGCCAAGGACAGCCTGTCCTACACGATCAACAAGACCTTCTCCAACGGTTCCGGAACCACCCAGGTTGCCGACCTGGTCTATCACGCCAGTAGAACCCTGACCACCGGCGCGAGCGAGACCCTCGACCTGCAGGGCGGTCTGACCGATGCCTACGGGAACACCCTGAACTTCGTCCGGGTCAAGTCCATCGTGATCGAGCAGACCAGCGCCAGCATGACCCTGACGGTGGGGAACGCCACTGCCCCCGTTGTCCTCTTCGACCCCGCGACCGCGACCATGGCCATCAAGCCGTCAGGCGTGTTCGCGGTGTCCTTCCCCCTCGCGGGGGTCTCCATCGCCACCGAAACCTCGGACGGGTTGAAGATCCTCAACTCATCCGGCGACTCCAGCATCTACAAGATCTGGATCACGGGGACGAGCTACTGATGGTCACGCCCACCAACCAGGCCCGTCAGCCGTTCGTCATCGACCACGGACAGAACATGCTTTCCGTCCTGATCGACGGGAAGTATGTTCCGGTCCGCTGTCGCACCCTCCACCAGATCGAGCGGTATGGCGTGCTGATGGAGGTGAACAAGAACAAGGAGCCCGACCCGCCGACCGATTCCACCTCGGCCCTGCTCTTCCGGAATCTGGAGGTCCACCTCGATTTCTGCGAGATCGCCATGAACCCGGTTCCGGGGAAGGTGGAGTTCCCGCGGGATGTCCTCCGGGAAAAGCTCGACCCAGATCAGATCCAGATCCTGGCCGACGTGTGGCTCGACCGGTTCCTCCGCCCGCGGGTCGATCGGGACCCCGCGCTGGCCCCCCCGCCCGGCGTTCGGTAGGGGGCCGCGGAAAGAAGATCACGCCGCGGCAGGTCCTGCACAAGGTCTGCCGGGCTTACCACAAATCCCCGGATGAGGTGAGGGCCTGGGACTATGACGACTACCTCGACGCGCAGGAAGCTCTCGGGGAGGTCCCCCTGGTCGATGAGGCATTTTTCCTGTCCTTCTGCAAACCATCTTCCGAGCCCGTGACGGGCGTGAACCTGAAAACCCCGGAGGGCCGCAAGGCCTTCCTGGAACAGCAAGGGAAGCGAAGTGTCTGACAACAGCGTCCGGATCGTAATCGAGACCGACGCCGCGCGAGCGGAGACGGTCCTGAAGCACATTCAGGGCACGATCCGCGCCACCGGGAAAGCGGCCGTTTCCGCCGGCAGCGACTTCGCCAAGGGCGCCCGCGAAGCCAACAAGGCGGTCAAGGAAGCCGGGAACGACTTCCTGGCGGAGGCCAGGGACTGGGGCCTGGCGATCCAATCCTGGTCGAACATCGCCCAGATGGCCGTCAACAAGGTCAAGCAGGCATACCGGTTCAGCAAAGAGATCGCCGAGGTCGGGGAGGCCCGCGCGGTTTTCGATGCCTACGCAGCCAGCGTCGGCGAGAGCAGCTCCGCGATCCTCGACGCTTCCCGAAAGGCATCCGGCGGCCAGGTGGAAGACATGGAGTTGGTCCGGGAGACCATGACCGCGATGCGGTCCGGGGTCACCCACGATGCTGCGGAGATCGCCAAGCTCTGGCAGATTTCAGAGGCCAAGTCCGACCAGTACGGCGGGACCATCGTCGAGAACTTCCAGAAGATCACCGACGCGATCACCAGGGGAAATGGCAAAACCCTGCTTTCCCTGGGGTTGCTCCCGGATTCCATGGGCCGGGCTTCCAACGCGGCCGACCTCCTGAGCAAGCGGGGCAAGCTGCTATCGAGCGTTCTCACCCAGTTCGGGGATGATGCCGATATGGCCGCCCGGACCGGCGATTCCGCCGCCGACTCGTTCAACCGGTTCGAGGCCTCGATCGGCAACCTGAAGACGGCGGCCACCGGTCTCCTTCCGGCGGTCACGGTGGTTGTCGATGTCCTGACCCGCCTGGTCGGGGTGACCTCGGATTTCATCGCCCTTTCCCACAAACTTCCCAGCGCCTTCGCTGCGGCGATGAACCCGGTCGAGAACGACTTCCTCAATGTCCCCGCCCGCCAGGGTATGAACCAGGCCCAGACCCGCGACTATCTCAAGGGCGTCAAGCAATACAACCTCGACATGATCGGCCGCGGAACGCTGACCGACGCCACCCAGGAAAAGCTCCTGCGGCAGAACGAGCTGATCGGCCAGCTCCTCAAGACCAAGAGCCTCGAGGAGGAAATGGGCCGAGCCACCGAGCAGCGGGCCAAGAAGGCGGCCGCGCTGATCACCGCTGTGACCGCCGGTCACGAGAAGGCCGGGAAGAAGGTGGCCGATCACCGGGCGGAGGTCGATCGTCTCGGGTTGGCCCTGGAGAACGTCACCCGCCAACTGGTGGAAGGGTGGGGCGTCAAGGGCGTCCGCTCCATCGAGGATGCGGAAAAGATCCTGCTGGCAGCGACCTCCGCGGCCGGCGGGTTCGCCCAGAGTCTGAAGGACGGCGTGACCGATGCCGGGCTGCTGGCCAAAAAGCTCGAAGAAGTTTCATTGGCGGTAACTTCCGGGTTCGCCGGGAAAATTGCGGGAGGCGAGGCTCTGGCTACGCTCACCCCCGAAAAGGCTTCTCAGGGGATGGCCGACTTCATGGGCGTGGGCTGGATGCTGCGCGGCGAAGGGAAGAAACCTTCCCCGGCCGAAGTCGAGACCCGCGCGCGGGAGGTCATCGAGACCCCGCTTTCCCGCGTCTTCAACGACGCCCTGGTCGAAGGGCTCGAGGGCGGGAACTTCTTCCAGGCCCTGGGCCGTGGCATGAAGAAGGTGGTCCTGGAATCCCTGGCGAACAGCATCACCGGGGCGATCTTCGGGCAGTCCGGCGCGATCTCCGGCATCATCGGCGGGGGTGGCTCCGCAGCATTGACACCGAGCGCCGTATTTTTTCAGCGCCATCATGCGAACGCGCCGCCATTCAAAAGACTTGAGGAACGCATCACCGTTTACGTCAACGCGCGAAATCGCGCGATTTGCTGCAAGCTCGTGAAACTTCGCCAGCCGTGCAGCTTTCCGGGCTTTCCTTGCGGCTCGCTTCGATGCTTTCCTGCTGTAGTTCAAGGCTCGTTCCCTTTGGTGAGCGAAACCTAGCCAGCCCATGACTGAACTAGGTTCGCCTTCAAAACACGTTCCCTTCGGAGCCGCGCTTACCCGGTAGCCGTTCGGTCAAGGGCGCTCCCTTCGCCACCCCACCCGCTGTCTCAGACCTAGCCCACAGTCGCGGGTATCCCTCAAGCCCTGCCGGTGAGTCCCCGACGGCTTGAGCGCCTGCTTGACTATGGCGGTGGTTTGCGTTTAGACTGTTTCTAAGGTCTTGATTCGCTCCGCCAGAGCAATCAGGATTACGCGCCTCGGGGCCATAAACCTCGGGGCGCAGTTGTTTTATATGCCGGTCGATAGCGGAAGTCAACGGGGTTTCGTGGTTATTTGTGCGCTGGCCCCAAAACCGCCCAAAACACGCCAAAACGCGATTTCAAGCCACGGGGGTAGCTTGGCCTGCCGTAGAAACGCGCCTACCCCCCTAAATTGCAGGAATTTCGGCATCCTGAGCGGCCTTCGACACCCCATTTGCAGCCCTGACCTCGATCTCACAGCTTCCGCCCTGCCGGTAAGCGCCCCTGACGATATGCAGATCGATCACGTTTGAGTCGTCCGCGATGATCCCGGTATGTTGCAGCGCGTCAAGCAGGGACTTGAGCAGGTTATCCAGATCGCGCCGGCGCCGGTCGGGAGGGTACGCGGTAATCCTGACCGCGACCAATCCCCGGAATGTCTGCACCAGCGGCAGCAGCTTGACCGCGATCCTGAACGCCTCGCCTGCCGCCGATATGCGCCGGGAGCCGTTGCGATTGAGCAGCCAGTAGTGGTTGACGCTCGGTGGGTAGGGCAGGATAAGCTGCAATCCCCACGGCATGAGGTTAGCCGATGGGGTAACGGGCGGGTGTGACAGCGGGCGGCCCACCTTCGCCGCCGCCCTGCGATCGATACTACGCCGCGCCCGCTGCCGTTTCAACCTGCGCGCGGCATCTTCTTCTGCTGACATGCCGCCCTGCACGCCCTTTGGCGAGCGCGGTCCCCTCAATGTCGGTAAGGTGCGCGTATCCAGCTTGCCAAGCGGATGCACCGTGCGCGCCCCGGCAGGCTTGACCGCGAGCCGCTCGAATGCGGCCGTCCACCCGTTACGCGCGCTCACCGCCCGCCCTCCGCAATGGCTTGGTCGATAGCCGCATCCAAATGCTCGACGTGGTGATATTGCATCTGCATCGTGCGCGGGCCATGCTCTCCGGCCAGCCGCAGCCAGTTATACCGCGCCTCCGCAAGCATCAACTCCTTGAGCCGGGCAAGCGCGAGAGGATGGCCCTCCGTCAGACGGATCAGCGAGTCATGGCCTGCGCTTGGGTCAGTCATTTTACCAACGTCCAACCAGTGCTATGCCTAAACATCCTGCGAATGGCAACCTTGCTTATGCGATCAGAAGTCACATAACCATTCGGCCTGCAACATTGCATCCATGCGCGCCCGTCTTGAACATGGCAAACCCTGCAATGACGATTTCCCATTCGCCAATCACAATCTTTCCAAACTTGGCCGATACGAACCATGATGCCGTCTTTCGTTTTATTCATCATCGCACCCCTCGCGCCCCAACATGAAACATTTTGCACAACGCGCACCGATAAGCCACAACGCCCGCACGCCGAGCCTTGCGCCTGATGCTGCGTTCAGCTTGCATCCTCGTGCCATACGCCGATTTCGAGCCACAGCGTCCGAACTGGTCACGCTCGCGCAGCACCACATCGGCAAAGGCGCGGAGTTCTAGGATTTCGGATGGCCTCATGCGAACAAATCCCCGAGCGCCTTGCGATTCTTGCGGGTG